CGCCCCTTCTGCCGCCCCTTCCCCTTCCCCTTCTCGCGCAGCTTCCCCTGCCGCTCGTGCTCCTGCTCCTGTACCTGTTGAGGCTGCTGCCCCTGCAGTTGTTACGGAGGAGCGCAGCCTAGCCGACGAGATCACTGCTCTGCAGCAGCAGCTGACGACTATCCGTGACGCTGCCTCTTCAGCCCTGTCAGCCCTGAAGCGCGTTGCTCGTCGCGCTGCTCAGGATGTCAAGGAGGCCGGTAAGCGCCGTCGCAAGACCCGCACCACTGAGGAGGGTGCTCCGCGTAAGCCGAACAACTTCCAGACCCCTGTGCCCATCAGCGATGAGCTGTCCGCCTTTCTGGGCGGTGGCAAGAACGCCACGATGAGCCGCACGGAGGTCAACAGCAAGATGTCGGCCTTTGTTAAGAGCAATCACCTGAACGAGGGTCAGACCATCCACCTGACGGCTACTCCTGAGCTGACGGCGGCTGGTTTCAATCAGAAGGCAGCTGATTCCCTGCGTAAGCTCCTAACGGTTCCTGATGGTGAGAAGCTGACGATCTTCAACATCCAGAAGTACATGAGCCGTCATTATCCCAAGCCCACCGCTACTGCGTAAGGCATATGGGTTAAAGACTTACTGATTAAGATGTATGGGGTGGAGTGCTAGGAAATGTGTGATAAGAATTCACACAAAGTAAGCACAAACCAGATGGAGGATATGCCTTAACCATATCTGAAGTCTGTTATATATTGTTATTTATGTTGGCGGCTAGTGATATTTCTGAAGATTGTTAAGGGATCTTTAGACAATAGCGTCGCCAAAGGTTATGAAGCCTAGCATACGGCTAAGAATAGTATGCATAAGCTAGGATGACCGAGTGGTTAAAGGTGGTCGCCTTAAGCCTCTAAAGGGCCGTTAAACGCCCTGTACGAAAGCGACTGGAGCAATCCGCGTGGGTTCGAACCCCACTCCTAGCACTTTTTTTCTAGTATGAATAAAAGTGCTTACGTCTAAAGAATAATCCTCCACATACTGTAATGCCTATTCCTTGGTACTACGTCTGGACTCCCAAGTATGAACTCCTTCATCAAGTGTTAAGTTACGGAATTGCGTCTTATCCAGAGATCGTTGAGAATAAGAATATCTTCATGAGCCAAGAAGAATTTAATCAGTTCTTGAATAAAGGTTCTGGGCATTACTTATGTGGATGCTCTGTAAAACTGAAGAAAACTTATGAATTGCTGTGTACATTACCTGAAGATTCATATTTTTTATTTTCTGATGCTGATATTTTGCTGTTTCCAGGTCGCGCTCTAGAAGATTTACTCGGCCTCTACATTAATCAAAAGGCCGATTTAGTCTTCATGCGTGAAGCTGGAAAACGTCATTTCTACAATGTTGGATTTAGTCTGCTTCGTGTCTGTGATGCCAATCGTGAACTCTTCAAAGCAGCATTAGATGTATTTGAACACCATCCTGGTAGTCTTGATGGGTCAGTGATTAATGAGTTGTTACCGAAGTATAAAGGAACATTATTCATGTTTCCCTTTGAATTAGCGGCAACTTCAAGCACATTGATTGAATTTCAACAGAATGAACACAATGTGAGTTTAATGGTGAATCGTGTTGTTGTCTATCAGCCCTTGTGTGATCCTGATCATGGAGTAGATTCTGGAATTGAACAGAAAATCGCTCAATATAAAATGCTCGGTGTTCAGTTTGGCTGAGGTATAAAAAATTGAACCTAGACTCCGCCAGGTGTCTGGTAGAGAAATGTCTGATTCCGAGTCCTATGAGTCTGATACAGATTCTGAGTGTGTTAATGGAAACTATCTCAAGTGTGGTCCTGACTCTGAATACGTTGAAGTTCCCTTTAATATTTGTTATGGCGGATTTAATTTCAACAGCAGATTTATTGATGAATATGAACGACGTTGTCATTCTCGTGGAATTGAGCCACAGGATATTGCATTTGCCTCTACTGCCAAACAACGAACTGACCCAATTATTCTAGAACTTCTGAATGAAAAAGGAACGAGTTGGGCGTGTGATTCGTATTGTTCAATCTATCTTTACCCAGTTCCAAAGAAATATATTGAATGTGTCCATATTGGTGATTATGATGGTCAAGAATCTGTACAATTCCTTTCTAACAATGCGTATACAGGAATGATCGAAGGCTTTCTCAAGCGTAGTGAAGAAGACTCCTCACTCACCCTTGATGACCTAAAAAAAGAGGTCGCAGAGTTCAAGGAAATGTTGGAGCGGTATGCGCGGTTTAAGCGTGAAGTCTATCACTGCTAGTCCGTATACGGCATCGGCTCACCATTCATAAAGGCCTTATAGATAGGAATCTGGTCTTCACGAACCCACCCTTCTACCTTATCCACTGAACGATAGAAGATGTGCTCCGCATCTGGCCATGTCGTCAACCACTCTGGATGGCGTTTTTTGATGGTCTCTAGATTCCTCCACAGCCGCATTGCTTGATAGGCTTGACGAATATCAAAGATGTTCTGCTCTGCACTGGCCTCTGTGAAACACATTGCGCACATGGAACGGAACTGCCAGTCACCCAGCCCAAGCTCCTGTAGAATATCCTCACGAATATACTCGCGAAAGGAAAGCCCATCATCAATAGGAGTCCAAAGGCACTTGGCTCCCATTGCGAGAAGGTCCATATCGCCACTAATGACAATGTCCAGCGTTCCAACATTATTCATCGCAGCAAGCATTCCATCTGCCTCTGACTTGGCCTTGACCATACAGATTTTCTCCTCGTAGAATCGGCGTTTGGTTCCATTCCGCACATCACGCGTAATACTCCATCCACGACGTTGATGTTCCGCAATTTTGGACTCTAGATGCTTTCGCTGCTCCTCAGTGAGTTCCGCTCCAGAATCTAGAACAGCTTGGAGATCGTGAGCAGACTTGAGTTCATCCTCACGAGCTTGGCGACGGCGCTGTGCTTCCCATTGCTTTCCCTCTTCAGCACGACCATCAAAGCCAAGAAGAATACGGTGCTTGTTGGATTCTAGACGGCGGAGAAAGGTCAGAATACGCTCCACATCACCCTGCCACTTGTACATATAGTAGGAGATGTCAATGCCAATTCTCAGACGGCTATTGTCATGATGAAGCAGATCATCCATTGTCTTTGGATTACTGTATTGGCGCACAAAGCTCTGTAGGCCACGAACACCCATATCGCGATTAGTCTAATCACGACATGCGTGTATCGCTCTACCAATTTTTTTCTAGATGTTAAAAATGGTCAGACGTAGGCTTCCTATAGACTTATATTTAGAGGGTGCCGAAGGTACTGAAAGGCCAAGCTTTCTCCTGACGTCCAAACGGCCAACCCCATACCTCCACGCATAGTCATGTGGTGAAGTGACATGATATTTGTCTCTCAGAGTCGCAGCTTGTCTAAGAGCCCATCCAAGTTGTTGTCTCCAATAGGCTGTCCATTTAGTCGCATCACCTTTTGCTAGAACAGCGGCCAATACAAGTTCAGCCCACGCTTCAGTGTCTGCCTCAATATGCGGAGTATCCTTGTGATACGGATCACTGCAATTGGCATGGAAGAGTTCGTGTGCCAAGACACGGGTTGCCTCCTCTTTGCGGTAAATCACAATTGCCTTTGAATCACAGCGATTTGTGTACCCTCCATTGATATGTTGTGGCTTTAGGGTTGTTCCACTAGGAGGGACTAGACGCTGTCTTGGATGTGCAAAGATGGCCACACGCACCTGTTTCTTGGGACAAATGAGTCGCACAAGACGCCACCATACGTCAAAGGGTGGCATCCATACATCATTCGTGTACAAGACCACAAGAATTTTCCCAAGTTGACTTGTACAGACTAAGAGTTGCGCCTCTTGACGCACCAATGACGCGTTCATTTCTTGTTTATTTCCAAGTTCATCAAAGGGATCTTGTTCTTCCCCAAGTTTCTGAATATAGGCGCGATCTTCAGCAGTTCCATAGGATATCGTATAGGGTGGAACTGGTTTGGAGTATTCTATTTTCACTGCTTCAAGTAATGGTTCAATGACAGGAAGGGCAGAGTCCTTCATCCTACTCTAGTGGCTAGAACAGTTGCCAATTGAAGACCAAGATGCTCCCACGCAATCGGAATTCGGTAACTTCCTAGTGTTTGACCACCCCCTGTTGTAGGTTGGTTGGCAAGAACTTCCACCGCTTTGAGTAATTTCTCTGGGGGAAGATTGGAGGCTACAAGTGCATCTAAGAAATACTGAATCACCTCTTGCCAACGAAGATTACGCTTCAGACAGAAATAGACCCAGTCTCGGATTTCTTGAACACGAGCAAGTGTCATTGGTTTGGATGCCCATGCCTCAAGAGTCTGAGCACAATGCTCTCCCCAATCTACACACTGTGATCCATACTTACTCTTCATTTGCTGTATGGTATAATCGCGTCCAGCAACAGGGAGTTCCACAAACCAGTCCGTAAGTTCATACGGGAGTGGCAGTTCACTTGTACACCAAATCACAAGACTTCCTTCATATTGCTCAAGAGCCATTTGAAGTTGAAGCACACTGTCATGACTAAAGAGATGTGCATGATAAAAGACAAGAATACGCTTCACTGCTTGTTTCTTCTTGCCCACTGCGACTTCTGAACCATATCCAAGACGGTCTAAGAGGCTTCCAATGTAATTCTTGTCTTGCATAGACATTCGCGCAATGTCAAATCCAAGATGAACATTGGAGGCTTCATACGGAATTCCCTCGCCCTCTTGCGGTGTTTCAGTCTCATCCTGTTGCGCTTCTGTCTGCTCAGATTCACGCTGTAAGCGCTTATTGCTCTCAATAGACCACACAGCCTTTCGTGGAGTATACTGAACTCCTCGTGTCTGGGCAACATGTTGGAGTGCCTTGTGAACTTGGGTTTTCTTTCCAGTTCCTCGCCCACCAATCCATAACAAGTTTAGCTCATCCATTGTATCCTATCGTCCTATCGCTGTAAGAGCTGTTGGTTTAGACCTGCCAAGCCTAACTAAAGCGAAGTCATAGCTTCTAGGTAGGATGCTTCGTCTAGAAGCCTGTATACCATTAGAAACCTTGCGACCATCAGCAATTACAATTCTTCCTCCAACACAACATCCAACCACATTCACACAACATTATGCCGCAAGACTTCCGTTGTATCCAATTCAATATAGTTTAGGACATCTTCAGTTAACACGCCTCTCGTTTCTAACTCCTTTTGCACGAATTGTGAGTTATGACAGCAAATCTGGTCGTCTTGATCTTAATCTAGAAGGGTGTTCTGAGTGTATAGAAGCTCTAACAGCATTTCAAGAGAATTGTGTAAAATACATTGATAAAGTACTCAAATCGTCTCAAGAATCAATACGTTTTCAGCCATTTCGGTCTGGCTCTACACTCACTGTATTTCTCAGTCACGCAGATTCTAGTCAGCAAAAAACTCAGTATTGTTTACCCAAAACTCAGCGTTGGACAACTCAGGTGCCAACTGAATTGCTAACACCTGGAAATCAGCTTCGTGTTGCTGTAAAATGTCTTGGTCTTCTGAGTATTCCTGTTCAAGGTGGTGGGTTGCGCTACCGTCTTCAACATACTGTTCTTGCCGTGTACCCAAAAGTTTAAGGTTCTACGAACCGACGCTCAGCCTCTTGAGGCTTTGCGAGGGCTCTATGAGCCGACACTCAGCCTCTTGAGGCTTTGCGAGGGCTCTATGAGCCGACACTCAGCCTCTTGAGGCTTTGCGAGGGCTCTATGAGCCGACACTCAGACTTGCAGCACTCACCGCAAAGAGACTCAAGAACATATTCACAAAGGTCATGACCAAGAGGAATGGAGTCAAGTAATTTACATTTGTCGTGAAATACATGTAGGAAATCACACCAAACAAGAACACAATCACCAACGATACAGCAAAAATAATGCCCAAATTCTTGCGGATTTCAGCGCCCTTGTTTTCATTCTGAGTCACAAATCCAAATGCTGTAATCAATCCAACAAGACCAGCGAGACCGAGTCCTAGAAATCCCATCATCCATCCATCAGCCGACATCTTCTTCTAGTTAGTTCAACGTTTTCCAGCAGCGCTACGAAGCGTTAGTCCTCCATTGGCGGGACAGTCCAATGCCCAATCTGGCATACTGTAGACAACAAAGAGAGTGAAGAGGAGGAGCAACAGCACTACAATGGGGACAATAATGCGCCAAAAGGTATTGGTATTCAGTTGCGGTGTTCGGGTATCTTTTGTGTTTGCCATAAGGGGCTTCTCTAGACCCTCTAGCGATAAAATGGGCCTCTAGAATAGGATGCCCCTGCGGCAACAGAAGTCTAGAAAAACGAGAAAAGGAAAACATAGCCCAAAACAACCGGGACTTGCGACCTGCTCACCTCTTTCAACAGCCCGACGGGCAGGGGCAACTTGTCTTCCTGAGGCTGTCCTGCGCAAGGTGAAATCTCGTCGTCAGAGGGACTATCGCGGTGGCCAAGTCTGTGCGGAAACGGATGGACGGTGTCTTGTGGAGCATTCAGACCTTCCTGCGGATGAAAAGAAAAGCCTATTGACCACTTGGTTTCGTCCTGGACAACCAAAAGAGTGGAAGGAGAAACCGGACACGTGGCTCACAAGTGAGGATATTCATGCTGCGCTCAAGCAAGTAGAAGCTGCCGAACCCTGTTTCAAGTTCATCGGTGTTGTCCCTATTGATTTCGCTGCCCCTGATCCGTATGCTCAAGGAACAAAGAAGTGTATGAATCCAGAGTTCTGTCACGTGGATTTGGAAGAAGAGCGCAAGAAGGGAAAGACCATTCTAGGAGCAGTATTTAACTTGGATCCTCATTATGAAGGCGGAAGTCACTGGGTGGCTCTTGCCATAGATTTACGGAGACATAAGGCGTATTACTTTGACAGTTATGGAATGAAACCACCTGAACAAGTGGCTAAGTATATGCGCTACTTGACAACAATGGACTCTTCTTTGCGCCTTGAGAGCAATGGACGTCGCTTTCAATATTCAGACACAGAATGTGGAATGTATAGCATGTATTTCCTGTGGTGTATGGTTCAAGGGGAAAGCTTCAAAACATTCTGTAAGAACCCGATTGCCGACAAGTGGATGTACAAGTTCCGTAACGTATTCTTTGACCCAAATGCTCCGTCGCTTCATACAACAGCCTAAGCGGTATTGAGGACTAAAAGACTCGCCAGACTTCAAGTAGGAAGCCTCGCGAGATGCAAAGAGGGATTAGCCAACAGCCGCCAATCGAACAGCAGTTTTTCAGTCAGCAGAACCAAACTCAGTTGTATAATTCATGTATGCAACAGGTCTCTGCTCAAGCGGGAGGACTAACGCAAAAGCACCAATCACGTCTTGTCAAGGCACTTGGCCACTATATGCAAGAGGTGTGGGATGAAAATGGCCCTGAGCCTTTGCCTAAGCTAAATCGTGAAGTCCTTATGGCAACAACGAACGATCTTATGAAGTATCTCCGACGTGAACAAGTGGTTCCTGAAACGGTCGCCGCTGCTGCCACCTATGTTGCAGATACACGCAATCAGCCGATGATGGAGATGGCTTCTCAGCGCCTTGCCATCCAACAAGGTGTCACAGTACCACCTCGTCCCACCTTTGAGCAGGGTCTTCTTATGGACACTGGCTCTCGCTTTGAGCAACTCCAACAAGATCGTGCTGGACCAAAGGAGGTTCGCCCGACGGTTCCTGATTTCCAGATCAGCCTTACTACATCTTCTGAAGAGCCGAGCGCTCTATCTCTCTTTGAGAGTGCTAGAAAGGCTCGTGAGGAGGAGGCTGCTCGTGCCCCAGTGTCATCTACCAAAGTTGGCGGTGCTGCGACGGATGCCAACCCTCTGGTCCGGTTCATCAGTCCGCCGAGTATTCTGGGCGATGCCAATGTCAATCCCACACTTGCTCTGCCGAATCAAGCCCCTGCTCCTCGTGGCCCTCTACCTCAAGACTATTTGATTAAACAGGACGATGTGGTCAGTTACCGTGAAGTGGAGTACAATCTGTTCTTATACAGTGCTGACCGTGATTGGCTCACAAATGTCAAGGAGACTCGATACAACTTCTCGGTGAATTTTGACCCTGCCAACAATCGTCAAGGATTTACGCTCAGCCCGTCGTCTACCAAGAAGTTCCGCAACATTCAGCGCATTGAGCTGGTTAAGTGTATTATGCCCACAGAAGGTATTGAGAATCTTGTGACACGTGCTTCTGGATCATATTCCACCAACTCGAAGATTAACATTTTGAGCTTTCCGTATATCATTGTGCGTGTTCCTGAACTAGACACGAACAATTTTGGAACAGACAACAATCTAGATAATGCCTTTGGTGTAGTCCAGTACGATGCCAATTGGTACACGGACACGACAAATCTGTCTGATGGCTATTTGGGAATGATTCCCAAGTTTATGAAGTGCCAGAAGGTCTATCATCCTACTCCTCTTGCCACACTAACTCGACTGACCATTCAGCTCCAACGCCCTGATGGTCAATTCATTAGTGACATTCCAGATACAGTCAGTATTCAAAATATCTACGCAAGTGGCTCATTTCCTGGCAGTTTTGCCTATAACGGAAATTATTCTGCAGTAACTCTAGCTAGTGGTGCAGTGTATTATCTCATTCAAACAACCACATGGTTTAGTCAATGGATGTTCCAAAAGGGAAATCGGATTCAAATCAAGGGTCTGAACCCAACAGATATTTCTACCCCTGCGACACAAGCTGCTCAGAACTTTGTAGATTATCTTCAACAAGATGATGGCCTACTCATTGTTGGTACAGGTAAAAATTCAGCAACTGGCCCTGATCTACCAAATGATGTTGGATATGCAAATGTGATTATTGTGCAAGCCCCACTTGCTCCTGTGACAGGTGTAACCCCTGATGTTCAACCGTTTGGTGGAAGTTCAACAGCGAATACTGCTCTTGCGACAGCACTCCAAACAACAACCTTTAAAACTGCCAAGCTAATCAACTTGACGCACCAGACCAACGTGGTGCTTCGTATCATTACTCGCGAGATGGACCCCACAGCAAGGGTCCGCCCGGATAATCTGTAGATACTTTCCTTCTAGCGTAAGTAGATGGAAGGACTTCTACCCCTAGCAGTCCTTATAGGTGCGAGTGGTAGCCTTTTAGCCTATACACGGGCGAGTCGACGGGCTCAACGTGGGCGCGAGGGATATGAAGACATTGTCAATCCTGCTGTGGAGAAAGCCTTTGGTGGTGCTCACGCAAATTATGTCCGCAAAGGCGCTGAAAAATACAATCCTATCATGAATCTTATCAACCCAAAAGACAATGTGCTTCTACCAGCCAATTTTAGCCCTAGTGACGCAACAACAACACAACAACTCATTCGTCGCGCATTGATTGGAGCAGAAGCAAAAGCAACACCCCTATCACGTGACCTAGTACCAACAAAGCAAGAGGATATTCTATTAAATAAAGACAGTCAAGGCACAGGTCTCAGGGCAATTATGAACTGTGAAAAGGTCAAGTCGTCAGACTGTGGTGCCTTTGATGATTCTAACTTTGCATTGAACTGCGGTATCTGCGTTGAGGGTGGCCGTGATTCAAACGGAAATACAACTCTTGGCGGTCTATTTATTTCTGAAGATGATCGTCTCAATGCTGAAGCTGCGGCAAAGCGTATGGGAAGCCGTGTTGTGAATTACACCCCGACGGTTGGCAAGTGTGATCCTAATCGCTTTGTGACATCCAAGAAGCAGTGTACTCGTCTTAAGGCACAACTAGATTGCCAAAAGAAACAGAACTTTGATGTACCTGGATGTAGTCAATGCTACCAAGATGAAGTATTCCGTTATGTTGATTCTGAAGTCCGTCGTGATGAAGCGTCTTTAGTTGTCAGTGGAACAGGAAGTCTAACGGTTACCGTCATAGGAAGTGCAGAACCTGTAAAGGATTACGAACTCAACGGTGGAATACAAAAGATTGAGTTGGCGAGTTTAATGGAAGGAACCGTTGTTGAACTGGAAATTGGTGATGAAACTGCTGAACTTGCTGGATATCTTGTTGGAACAACACCTGGCGGTGAGTTCCGCACAGATATCATCCGTCTAGTTCAACGCGACGCAGTAACTGGATCACGCCCTCGTGTTGCTGGATTTAGAGATATCAACGGAGAGAGCTATACGGTCATGCGTCCTGGTCAAGCGAAGGATTCCATGAAACTCCAGCTCCTCATTCCCTTTACATTCTTGGCACCTGATGAACAAGAGGCACTTGACTGTGGTTCAGCACCTTATGTTGCCCAACAAGCTAGTGCCAAGTTCTTAGAAAGCAGTCCATGCTATAAGAAGGGTTCAGGTCCTGGCAAGTATAGTCTAGAATGTCTACAACAAACCTTTGAAAGTGTTGGGTGTACCGCAGAAGGATCTGGGTTCCCTAGTAATCAAGATCGCGCAAATAAGCTCATGGTCAATGGCTTCGGTCAAGCCCTCACGATTGCGCAAATTGCTGACCGTATTTACACAAGTTTTATCGCTGCGACAACTGGAAAAAATAAACAAGGCCAATCACTCAGCACGGAGGCATGGAATAATGAAAGCCAATTCTGTCTCGGTAAGACAATTACATCTCCCTGTGATATCGTTGATCCTCGTGGTCAGGTCAGCACAGACTGCCTATCCTACTTGTGGCAAAATACTGGTGCGACAGACAAGAAATCTTCACTTGGACCAACATATGGTAATAGTGATACTACAGCAAGTTTGAACAACAAGAGTCAAGCGCGTTACTGTACGCCAAACGGAACAATGGCACCTGTCAACAAGAGTGGTGTTGTAAACCCAGCTGCTGTTGCGGCAGCTCGTAGTAAGGGAAGTATAGCCAATGTCAAGACATTCTACGATGGAATCCACAAGAGGGCAAATGATAACACACTAGATGATGAGGAACGCAAAGAGGCCATTCAACAGTGCTATGGTATTGATTTGGCCGTAGCCGCATCAAATCAAGAAAGCCCTCTTGCAACTCTAGCTGGATGTACACCCACTATCTTGACAAAGTCTGTAACAAATCCACCTGGACGCTCTGAAGGTGACTTTGATGTGCGTGTAAAGGAAAATGTTGTTCTCTCTGTCACTGTTACCCCCACGACACTTGGCACTGTTGGATTGGATTACAATATTGCAAATGTAACCACAACAGGAGGTCCTGACTTTATGATGCCAGCTGTAGCATTGATTGGTGGCAGCAATAAAGTACGTGGGTTTATTACAACACCTCAAGGAGGCCGATTTGAATTAATGAGCAATCTAACTTGCCCAGTGAATACACCAACAAAGATTACTGTATCATATATTGAGCAGGTATTGAGTGTTAAAGTTGAAGGTCAACAAACTGAAACAGTAACAAGGAAGTTAAATGTAAATCTCCCAACAACATCCGCCAAACTTGCCGTTGGAGCTCTGGGCTGGATTCCATTCATTGGAACACTCAGCGATTTGGCATTCTGCTCCTTTGCGGGAATGAATGTCAGCGTTCTGGACAATAAGGCTGGTCGCATGAAATCTGCAACAGAAAATCTGCCAACTGTAAGTGTTGTTGAGGCAACATACGGCTACAATTGTAATGCTGGTCTACGTGGAAATATCACAGCAACTGTCAAGGGTATAGCTGATGGTAAAGCATCGGCAACAGTTCCATTTAATAATAGCACCTATGGTGATCCTGCTCCTGGATGTGTCAAGAGCGGTCAGGTAATTTACAATTGCAATGACGGATTTAATCGTCAAGCGGATGGAATGGAATGGGGATCCGTGAATGTAACTTGTGGACCTGTCCAACAACAAACATATGGAAATAATGGAACTGTGTCTTGCAATCGCTATTGTAGCGGTGTTGATGGTGGTCCTTGGAATGGTGAACTTCCAGCCAGTTGGGGTGGAGCAAAGTGTGTGGGAACCACTGATCCAAACGCAGATTGTGGAAAGATTGTTGGCCTCCGTCCACAGGGAATTGGATGTATTTGTGCTCCTGATCCAAAGAAGGGTTGGAATAAAAAAGGATATGCTGTAGAATAAAACTAGTTCTTACTCACTACAAGTAACTTCTATCTTTCTTTTCTAAGGAAAGATAGAATGTTCCGTGCACTCAGTGTGCTCACGGGCGGTGCCCCTGCTCTTCAGCGTGATGGGTTTGTAAATCCCACAGACCATCCTGAATTTGCAGTTGCACAGACGAATCGGTTCACGAAACAATATCCCAATTCCTATTTGACAACACAAACGGATCCAGCTCTTATTGGAAATACAATGCTCGGTCTTTCCACTTGGGATCCAAATACCCGACAACCCACACAGCGTGACCTAAATCTTCAAAAATTTGGAATGACGACTGAAATTAGTCCTGAATTGGTTGCGAAACAAAATCAGTGTAAAATTGCGAGTATTGATACCCTTCTCGGATCTGAAAATCCTAATGCCAAATTTCGTTGTGGCTGGATTTATACAAAGGGTACACCTGGTAATGTTCCCCGTGTGTCACAGGGTGCTGTTGGAACCCGCAATGGACCAATGCCTAGTTTTGAAAACCCTGTTGGTACATGGTACTGGGATTTAGAGGATGCCAAGAAGCAAATTCTCAAGGATCGTTGTGGAGCATTGACGGATTGTAAGAGTGCTGGTTCTGACAGTTATAAGGAGTGCGCATTTTCAACCAAGCGTGGTATTGGTGTTCCAGTGGACTCGCGTGGACGTATCTTGTACCCTCGTGATCCTACGCTGTCTGCTCCTCCTGACAGCCTTGTTACAAATGCTGCAGGATGTCCCAAACCTCCTCCTCCTGGAAGTCCTCAGTATCAACTCGCACGTAGCCGAGATGTCTGTATGCCGCTTCCTGATGGTCGTCTTCCTCGTGACTGCCTCCTCCAACAAATCACTGCCGCTGGATGTAAAAATGATGGTTCTCTATACAATAGTCTATTGAATGACTCACTGCCGTCAAATTATGCGGCTGGGTTGAAGGATCTTGAGAGTTTCAAGAAATATCAGCAACTTGCTGGAACGCCTCTTATGGACAATGTCGTTCGTGAAGGTCGTAGTTCCACAGCAATTGCACTTGACAACTTCTCAGCACTCGCCAAGACAGCTGCAGTGAGCAATGATACCGCTCTTTCCTATGCCGCACGTGATCTCTGCTTCCAGCGCGGAACAATGGACGATTACGATTTCTGCTTAGATATTTCAGATAATACCGGTGGTCCTTACAGTCTAAGTTGTCTGCAGAGCGCTTTCCGAAAGGCTGGTGGTCAACCAGCTGGCTCTGACTATCCTACAGCCGCTAATAAAGCCAAGTGGGATCAGATGTCCTCTTGGGGAGCTGTAAAGGAGGCAATTTCCTCACTGGCAGCAAAAACCAAGTCTTCTGATGAGCCAGTACAACGTGATGCGCTCAAGCGCTTCATGGGTATCGTACGCCCATCTCGGTTGACCAAACAAATTCCCATTATTCCTGGTATTGAGATCCTCTGGTTTGATCGTGGACAGAATACCTTCTTGGGTCGTCGTGGCCAAAGCAGAGGTGCCTATCCTGACTTTAATGGATTTGCTGAAATTGGTGGAACCAAGAGAGCGGTTAATGTGGAATACATTGCCTTCACTAACTTACGTCCTCCTCAAGATACTCAAGTTCGTCTGCGCATGACGACCGACGACGGAACAGTAGTTGTCTTGAATGAACTAGGCAACCCAAATGCCGCAAGTTCAGCTGTTGTGGACACCAAAAGCATGTTTGGAAGCTTCTGGAATCAACCAGCAACTCAATATACTCAGCAAAAGTGCTGGAAGTTGGCAGGTAAGGGGCCAAATTATGTGATTTCCTATTTCTTTCAAGGTGGAGGCCCAGCCGCATCTAAGATGGAATATCAACCCTGTAATGGAGGACAATTTACAGCACTTCCTTCTGACTGGTTTACTCTCACACAGGAACCTGATGCCCCTATGCTCTCTTGGCAGATTATAGGAGGACAAGATCTGAGCACAAGCCAGTTTACCGAGTACCGTATGCCACAAAAGATGGGTCTTGCTCAGACTCCTCAAACATCTCTAGTTGAAACCGGTATTCCAGCACTTCCTATGGGACTCAAGCTACGCAGTGGCGCTCAAAGTGGAAAAGCCAATACCTCTGCTAATTTAGCACTGAATAGTTGGCGCACATTAACAATCGCATTTATTCCGAATGATGGAAATGCATTCCCAGATTTTGGCTCTTGTGGTGTTCTTGGAACAGCAACATCAGATAACAATTTACGTCTCTATAATCGCCAAGAATGTGATGCTCTTGGCGGCACATTTCACGGAAATGGTGAATGTACAAAGCCTGAGGGTGGCAGTTTTAGTTGGGATTGTCGCGTACTCAATACAGCAAAGGGTTCTATTTTAGTAAATCTTGGACCTCTCACCATTAGTCTTGCTGGTTCTGATTTAATCTTCAATTGGGATAGCGCAACACTAAATGCAAGTCATACCTTCCGTAAAGTCATTACTGCAGATGGAAAGACACCATATTTGGCCGTTGTAAATATGCGCAGCCAGTATAATAACACATACCCAAACACACTAACCTTTGCTCAAGGAAGTTTTGATGATTGGAAGGCTGGTCGTGCTGGACTAGACGCGACTCCAAATAACGCAGTGTCCTTTAAGACGAAAAATAACGCACCACTGTATAATGAAACTGATGCTGGTATCTTAACCATTGGCGATCCTGCGCTCCAGAATTCAGCCGCTACAACAGTTGGATGGGTTCATGCCTTTGATTATGAACTTGATAATAATGACATTACAAAGGATGTAAAGAATGAGTTTTTGAGGGAATTTGTGCGGTAGAACAAGGGCAAGATGTGCACCGTTGAAATGGTGAGGTTACAGGAATTTGCTGGACCGTATACTGTATTATACGTTCTCGTTTGATAAAATCCTTGAGCAACTGCTCACGACAAAATGTGTTGACCACAGTCGTGTTTGTTTTGGAACACACACGAATGAGTTGTAGAAATGGCTGATACTGCATTATCTCTCTTTGCTATACCATTGGATAGTCTTTTTACCCGTAGCAGGGGTGACCACCACTTCGCCTAAGGGTTTCTTAAGTTCACGATTATCAGCGCGATAAAGTTCTTCTTTTCCGTCCTTGAGAACTCCAGCATATTTTATTCCTTTTAATTGATACCCTGTTCTCTCGGCTGGTTTTGGCCCTTCTAGCGCAGCACCAGGAGCAGGTGCCGCACCAGCGCCTCCAGCTTCTTCTTCAACACCAAACATCACCTTAATCTGTCTTGACTTTTCAATATCCTCATCTAGTCGTGGGTCGTAGAGGAATTGATCGATTGGCCCTTCTTGAACAAAGCATTGAATCCGCTCATTTTCACCTTGATTGAGTTGGCAATCTACCGCAGATGCCTTGATGGTGTTCAAAAAGGATTTACTAATTTCCTCCTTGCGATTTGCCAGTCCTTGAATATATTGGTCTGAAGTATTATCACCATCATTAATCATAATCGTATTGTCAATTTCTCCACGCTTGTACATGTCAGGATCAAAGGTTGCCAAATACGTATACACTTCAACTGTGCGCTCATTCAGGGCAGGATCATCACTATACGGTAGTGTCTTGTGGCTACAAATACGTACCGCACGACCCTTGACTTGCTCTGTACGGACCTTGTTCCAATACGGCTCCATAATATGTACTGTACGGACATTGGTCAGTGAGAGGCCTTCTGCTCCAGCACCTGTAATCATAAAGGCACGGCATACTTCACCCTTTTTATTTCCAGTCGCAGGTAAACCACCAGCCTTGAGCACTGCAGCAATTCCAGCAGGAAGCTTATCCAAACGCATATTGAACAAGTTAATCAGGGTTTGGCGCACACGAATGCTCTCACCACCACTGTAGATAATATATCTGGGTTGTTCAGGATGATCTCTGAAACTTTCAAGCGACTCAGGAGCAAGTTGTAAATTGCTATCTGACCCTATGAGACGAATGGGGGCAAATCCATTTGCCTCAAGTGCCATCGCAAACACACCAATACCTTCCACTGTCTTAAAATTACTATAGACAAGATTGCTTCCCTTACTGGCTTGAATGCGCTCTAGAATCGCCGCAAATTTGGCCGAATAGGTTTTGAGTTGTTCTTCTTCAGGAGCTGTAGGGTCCATTTTGAAGATGAGAGGAGCGCGTTCCTTGAGTTTCGCAAGTGTTTCAGCAAGACGTTGCTCATAGGACTTGACCTTCAAGACAGTCTTAGCAGCTGCTGTAGGTTTGGGAGCAGGTTCCTCATCTTCACCGATAGCTTCATATTCAGCTCGTTCAGCAGCCTCTGCTTCAAGGACTGCTTGAGGATTTTCTGTCACATCCGTTACGCCATCACCATAGAGTGCCTTGAACTCACCGACTGCTACCTTAAAATCCTCCTTTTTTGCTGGAAATGGGCGTTCAATGTCTTCAGGGAAGGCAAAATTACAAATGGCACGACTGCGGAAGCGATAGGATGTTCCTCCTTCTTCTGCGTGTTCAGCCTCAGCTTCAGCTGACTTCTTGGGCGGATCTTCCTCAAGTTCTTTCTTTCTTGCTGCGACGTATTGCGGAATGGCGTGGCGACTAAAAGGACAAGATACAAGTTCATCTACTGTTACTTCTGGCATGAGCTCCTTCTTGGAGCCCTTGTAGTAGGATACGAGACCACTGATTCGCTTGGCAAACGCCACTTGGTTAAGTATAGAATTTGTTTTGACATCCACAAACTTATTATCAAAGTCTTCAACCGTAGGAGGAAAGAGAGGGAGACTCTCAAAGGTTGGTGCCGATGAAGGAACCACCTTGAGTTTAGCAAAGGAAGCAAAGAGTTCTGTAGCAAGTTCTTGAATGGTCTCAGGAATAGCCGTATCAGGTTCATACATCACACCTAACAGAGCAGTATCATCGGAAAAAATCTTATTGTAGCCCTCGTACTGAATGGTGAAAAAGAGTTCTTCGCCACCAGGACGTGTCTTGAATTCAAAGAAATCTGTGCGAGAGTGTGTGCGGACAAGTTCAATGAGCTGTTTCTTCTTTGCGTCAGTAACTCCTGCCAAATTCACACGACACGCTGTAAAATATCCGTGTAAAACATTTCCTAAAATACCAAACTCCACTGCACGATTGACAATAGGTGTTCCTGAAAGCGCAATGATTTTACTATTCTTGGCTTGGCAGAGGAGACGATAGAAGAGATAGGCACGACTGTAGTATTTTCCACCAGCACCGTGTTTGGGTTTCCAGGTTCCAGGTGTCACAGGTTCAAATTTGGACGCAGCTACATCAAACTCAGATGCCTTTCCTTCAGCGACTTTTGCTTTTAGTCTTGCACCCATTGTCAAGAAGGGTTCCAACTTTCCAGCCATCAGACGCGTCAAATTGTGAACTTCATCAATAATAATCACCTTATTGTCAAAAAAGTCAGGGTGACGAATCGCAATATCCAGTAGTCTCGCATTTGTAATACCTGTATAGCCAATAAAGGTTATTTTGTGTTGAAGATAGGCATAGAGTTGCTCACGAATAGCCGAACGCTCCCAATCGGCTAACTCGTCAAAATTAGAGGCAGCTTCAGGTTGTGACAGGTCTGGCATCCAGAGTTTTCGTTGGGCTGGAGGCTTGGCAAGGACCGCATCAATATGGGAACGAGGAAGACCAACCGTTGACTCCGCAAAGAGCTGAATGCTTCTTGGCATCATATCAAAACTGACCCAGACATTCTTGAGACGGAAATGACGAAAGCCACAAAACATAAGCTCGTTCAAATAATTTTCCTTGAGCGCAATAGGGGTCATCACAACAATTTTCTTGTGGCCGTCGCTGTAGAGCGCTTGAGCTGCGGCAATAGACGTACATGTCTTTCCTGAGCCGAGACCATGATACACCAGAACACCACGATATGGACTTGCCTCGCGCATAAATTCACGAACAAAGGCTTGGTACTTGTAGGTTTGAACACCAGAGGCACCTAGTTCATCACATGCATTAGGATTAATCACTTGGTGCTTGAGACGAGGAGGTAGTTCAAATTTGGAAAAATAGGTTGAGATGAATCGCAAAAATCCTTTGCTGCTCTCTGGGGCATAGGCAGTTGGGGGTTCTTCAAGATAATAATCAGCTTGTTCTTCTCCTTTAATGGCCGATTGTAGGGCTTTTAGTTCGGGAGGGACTGCGGTAGGGGCTGCCACAGCAAGAGGAACAACAGGGGGTTTAGAAGCAGCGGGAACTACCTTCTCTGCTCCAACAGCAACAGGTGCTTCACCAGGTGCGCCAAGCGAGGGCGCTGGTTTTTTCTTTCCTAAAATCTTTAGTGGTGCCTTTTTTACTGGGGCTTCATCTTCAGGTGGTAGAAGAGCGTCCAATTCAGCCAAAAAAGGGTCTGCGGCAGGTAACTCAGCAGCAGGTTCAGCGGGTAGAGCTCCCAAGAGTGACTCTCCTTCAGCTGCTGAAGCAGCAAGACCTTCTGCCTTTTCCTCTTCCTTTACTGGTGCCAATGCTTGCGCTGGAGCTGGAGCTGGAGCGGGGGCTCGTGGTAGAGGAGCTCTTGGCGCTGGTTTAGCAACAGGGGCTCTTGCTGCTTCAGCAGCTGAAGGAACTCCACTCGGCTTCTTAAACATTTGGGGTGCGATATACGTTGAATCCACCTTTGCCTCTTGAGGTGGCGCAGGAGCCTTGTCTTCTGAAAGATGTTCAACTTCAACACCTTTCAGCTTGAGCTTTAGTCCACCCTTTGCTTTGGATGCCATCTACTATACCTGAACAATTACTCGGTAGTTGTATCCGCATCAGCCTTTTCCAGCACTTCAAGTGCTAGACGTGACGCTTCTTGTTCAGCAACCTTTTTATTGCGCGCCGTATACGTTGCTACAATGTTTCCTTGAATGTCAAGGACACCCATCGTAAAGGTTCGGTCATGAGGAGGACCAACAACTTCCACTTCCTTATAACGAGGGGGCTGGTGCCAACGGCTCTGATAGAAGCGGAGAAGCTGATCTTTGAAGTTATTGTCATCTGTAATGAGTTGCGCAAAGTCAATGTGCTTTTCCATTAGACGAATAAACCATTGCTGACACGCTGCGAATCCTTTACCACCTTTGCCTTCGTAGAAATACAGGGCACCCATCCACGCCTCAAGCATACTTCCCAGCATACGAAGATTATTTCGCCCATTACACACTTCTTCCACGTGACGGCTGATAATCATCCATTGGCTGAATCCCATTTTCCTTGCAAGTTCTCCCAGAGTCTTATTATTGACAATGCGAGTCTTGAGCTTTGTCATAAAGCCCTCTCCTTCACCTGGATAGCGATCATAGACATAGAGCGCTACAATATTGCCTAAAATACTGTCACCAACAAACTCTAGTTCTTCATTGTCTGCTTCCTTGAGGTCCATACAATTGTCCGGTTTGGGGACCATTTCCATTGGTTCATTGTTGGCAGCAGCTTGCTCAGCCCACAAGTCAGGGCGACTGACGTAGGATTTATGGACACACGCCTGTTTGAAGAGCGCAGGAGAGACCAGTTTTCCTCGCCAGCCATAAGCACGCAAGATACGCTCGATGGCATCTTGTGTGATTTCCTTGTTCGTGAGATTCCAGGGATTGAAGAGCTTAACGTCTTGGGTCTCAGCCATTTCTACTGTATAACTACGCTCTTTATTTAGACCAATTTTTTATACTCCCGAAAAGGGGTGGATTCAATAGGATGTCAACACTCAAATGGGCAGAAGATGTTAAAGATACCAATACATCAAAACCTCGTCTTCAATTAACAAGGACTGGTAAATTACGTCCTAATATCCCTGTTGAATCAGCACTACCGTCTAAGAACGATAAAGTTGGACCTTTAATTGCAACCGCAATGGCAAACACAACCACCATTGCGGAAGCAAAACAATACATTTTGAATTCCAATGCCAATGATGAAACAAAAGCTAGAGCTACTGAACTTGTAGACTATGGTTACATTGCGGGTGACCCACGTCGTCCTGCGGGTGAAATCAACAGAAATTTAGCCATTGTCAATAGAATGGCTGAACAGGACCAAGAATATAATTAAAGTTTACTTGGTTGTTGGTAATGATTTCAGTTTTGCTGATCGTACCAAA